CAGCGATTCAGGATCGCCTACCCCTGATTTGAGATTTCTACAGAGGCATGTTGTAACAGCCCCTCTAGCGCGGCCCTCACCGTTTGTCGGCGGACCTCATCGCGGTTGCCCGGAAAGAATCGCTGCTCACTGAAAACCCTGTCGCCGACGCCCCAGGCGAGCCACACGGTGCCCACCGGCTTGCTCGGCGAACCACCGTCCGGTCCGGCCACACCACTGACCGCCACGGCAAACCGCGCCAGGCTTTTCTGCTGGGCACCCCGCGCCATGGCCTCGACCACCTCACGGCTGACCGCCCCGACCCTCTCGAACAGCTCGCCCGGCACATTCAGTTGCTGGGTTTTCTGGCGATTGGAATAGGTCACGTAGCCCGCCTCGAACCAGGCCGAACTCCCGGGAATCCGGGTGATCGCCTCGGCAATCCCACCACCGGTACAGGACTCGGCCGTGGTCACATGGGCATTGAGCAATTGCAGGCGCCGGCCCAGCTCAGCGGCCAGCTCAGTAATGTCGTCCATGATGCTCTCCTGATTCGACGCAATTGGGGCCTACCGTACACGAGCGTTCGTAGCTTGCAAGGCTCGGCGGACTACTGACCCAACGCCTTGACGTAAGCCTGGCAGGCCTGCAAGGCGATCAATCCACGGTCGCCTTCGTCGGTGATGGCGATAATTCGTTGAGCATGCGCCGGGTCAAGTCGGGCGCGTGGGGCGCCATGATCCACGCCGCCGGCGCCGGCGGTGGCAGGCACTGCACAGCCGGCGGCAACATCGTTGGCGTCAAGGAGGACTGACAACCGGACATCGGCAGTAGCAAGGCGATCGCGCAGGCGATCCTGGTCACGTTGGGCATCGCTCAAGGCTCGGTAATGGGTGTGTTCGCTGGTAGAGAGTTGTTGTTCCAGGGCCAGGCGTTTGTCTTGCTCGGCCTTTTGCTGCATCGCTGCCGCCTGGCTTATCTGACTCAACGTCGCGGCCTGGGCTTGGGCCAGTTGCGCCAATTGTTGGCCATAACGCCAATCCTGGAGTCGCCACGCCAGCATCGCCGGACCACCCGCCAACACTGCCAGTAAAACGACAATGCCCAGGGTGCGAGCAGAAAAAGGCATCAGGCCGAAGGCTGGCATAACACCGCCCTCGCCCGCGCCCAGAGTTGCAGGCGATCCTCCAAACCGTTCAAGCCGCCGTTGATGCGTCGGGTGATGCTGTTGAACTGGTCGCGATCAGCCAGTTCGTTCAAGCCGTTTTGCTCCCAGAACCATGCAGCCGATTCAGCGGCCCATTGCGGTTGCTCCAGCAACTGCGGCAAAGCCAGCAGGCGTTCGTCGCCAAACAAACCCAGGCTGCAACGAAGGTAATTGTCGTGACCGGTTATCTGAATCAGGCCTCGGCCACGGTATTTCTGACCGTCCCCGTCGGCCTGGGGCGTATTGCCCAGGCGCACGGCCAACGGTCCCGTGTCGTACTGGCTGAGGTATTGCTCACCGCCGAGCTCGCGCACATAGCGCAATTGCCCCGATTCATGGCCGACCTGCGCCAGAAACGCGGCGATGCGTTTAGGCCTGTCGATATGGTGCCGGGACATGGCGGTGTTAAGGGGAGAAACAAAAACGCCCGCTTGGGAGCGGGCGTTGGGCATGATGTTGATGAGTTGCTGCTGTGTCACGTCCATAGCCAGGTCATCGAAGTTCGTTATTTAGAGTCGCCCACTCGCAAGCAAGCTCGCTCACACGGGGACCAGAGTCAGCCCCTGGCATCGATGCAGGTCGCGTCAATCTTGCAGCGATAGCTGTTTGCACGGTCACCGGAGGCGGTAACTTTGTCGATCGACCAGCGACCGCGCATAAAGTCCGGCCAGGTGGGGTCCAGCAGCACGATGCCTTCCGCCGACAGCCCCGGGTTGCCCGGGCATTCGATCTTCACCTTGAGTGCTTCGCGCATCATCCGGCGCACCTCCCCTTCACCGGCGGCGCGGGCGTCGTTGGCGCTCTGGAAACGCTGGCGAAGGGTCTTGAACGGCGCGATGCCGCTCTCCTCCACTCGCAATGTGCCGGTTGCCGCGTCCCACCAACGGGTCTTGCAACCCTGGTATTTCGCCCGGGCGGTTTCATCAAGGACAGCCGAGATAAAAGCCTGGTCGCCCGGACGATTGTTCGTCGTCACCGACAGTTGGATCTGCGGCAGGACTTTGCCAGACAACGACTTCGCCTGACCGCGCCGCGCCAGTACATACAACTCGTTGACCGGCTTGGCGACCGCGTCGTAACGGTGGGCCAGGCGCGTCAGGAACCCCATGTCGGTTTCGTTGGACTGGTCGATGTGTTCGATCTTGATCAGCGACAAGTCCGGCGCCACACGGGGAGAAAAGCCGTGCCTGGAGGTCAATTGACGAAACAGCGCGCCCAAGGTCGTCGGGCCATGGCTGACGGAGCGGCGCTGCTTGAATCCGGTCTGGTCCGCCGCACTGAACGGCGCGGCCATGGCCACCAGCGTCAGGCGCAACGGGAACAGCGTCGGCGTGCGCCGGGTAATGACGAACTCACCCTTGTCCACCAGCCCCGACTCCAGGTAACCGACCCGCAAACCGATTTTCCCGCCCAGGCTGGGCAAGCCTTCAAGCCCCTCCAGGCTGATCGTCAACGTCAGTTGGTCGGACTCGATTCCCGCCGCGTCGACGTGGCTCCAACTGAGCAATCGTTCGTTGAGCAGCGCGGCGTTCGCGCCGTAAATTTCTACCGAGGGAGTGAAACCCAGTGACATATCGCCTCCTTAATCCCAAGCCGAAACCGGCGGGGTTGCCACGGGCTTGAGGTCCACTTCCGGCAACACGACCCACACACCTGCCGGCAGGACCGGCCCCCATTCGGCCAACGTCGGATTGAGCCGCCACAGCGCTTCCTCGGAGGCGTCGTCACAACGCTCGAGCTCGCGGTACAGCAACAGATTCACCGAATCACCGGCGATGCTTCGAACCCTACGCATTGGCGAACTCCGTCAATTCAATGACCCAGCCGACCACCATCGCGGTGCCGTCATCGATGATCTCGGTCTGGGTTTCCGTCACCTTGTTGATCTGCCAGAGGCCCCAGTTGCGGCCGATGCCATCCACCAACGGCAGGGGGATGCGCTGGGCCTGCAATGCCCTTAGCTCATCGAGTCGATCCATGGCGCTCGCATACATCGACTTGCCCGTGATCGTCAGCCCTTGCAGGCCCTGGCCGACCTGGCTGGACTTGGGTTTGCTGGTGAGGATGTCGATGCTCTTCCAGCCGCCATCCGAGGTGTGCACCAGGTTGTGGTAAGCGAAATTCCTCGACAGGCCAAAGATGAAACTGCCGAGTGCCATTTGTTGACGCATCACGTACCTCCGTCGGTCAGGGCCGCATCACTGCGCATAGCCAGTGAGTTGGGCACGGTCGTTAAGCCGAATTGGCCCGAGAGCTGCTGCACGACCAGGTTGGCCAACTGACTGGCGCTGGCCTGGTCCTGGCCGTTGATGTAGATGTTGGCGGTCATGCTGTTCTGCGCGATGGTGCTCTGGGCATTGCTCAGATCCCTGGCGGCTTGATCCGGAGGGGGGAGCTTGTCGGCCGGCGCGGCGAGTTTGTCGCCCAGCCAGGCACCCGACGCTCCCCCGATCCAGCTGCCTGCCAGCCCAACCATAATCGCACCGAGCGCACCGCCAATAGCCGCGCCTAGCGGACCGAAAAAAGCGCCGACAGTGGCTCCGCCGGTAGCACCTGCCGACGCTCCCGCCCAGCCGCCGCCAGCACTGCCCAGGCCAGCCCCGACCTTGCGGGCGTCGCCGTCCATGGCGCCGCCCACCACCTCGGGAACCGCACTCAACGCGAACATGCCGGGTATCCTGCGGGTAAACGAGCGTAACGAGGCCGTCACTCCTTCCGAGGAAAGCGCGGAGCTCCCCACAACCTCGGCATTCGCAACGTTCGCAGTCCCTAAGACTCGCTTGGCTGCTTGGCTGCCCACCTCATCCCCGAGGGCTTTGAGCAGCATGCCCACCAGCGGCTTGATCGCGGCGGCAACCAGCACAATGGCAGCGGTGGCTTTGGGTGAGGACTCAGCCAATTCACTCATGCCATCGGCCAGCGAACCCAGCGCCTGAAGCGAGATAGCCTCGACGGGCGCCAGGGCATTGCCCGTGTTCACCGATAGCCGCTCAGCACGCGCACTCAAGACGTTCAACTGACCTTGCCGAGTGTTCGACAGCGCCAACGCGTCCTGCCTCACCGAGCCCCCATTACCCAGCTGCGATGTGGCGTACTGGGCTGGATCTTTCACCTGTCCGAAGGCTTCGTTCACATCGGCCAGTTTCTGCGCCATGCGCAGCACCGCTTCATCACCGGAGCTAAACAACGTGGAGGCCAGCGTCGAACGCTTCTCGGCAGGTTGCGCGTTCAAAGCCGCAAGCACCGACATCACTGTGCCAGGCGCGGTGTCCTTGTCGCGCAAGCCGCTCGCCACCGCACTCGGTTCCAGTCCCAACTGCTTCCAGGCCGCTTGCTCAGTGGCGGAGGCTCGATCACCCTTGCCCATGGCAGTCGTGAAGGTATTGAGCGCTACGCTGGCTTCAGTTTGTTGCGAACCGGTATTGAGCAATGCCGCTGTCAACGCAGCGGCTTGCGCAGGGGCCAGGCCCGCCGCCGTCGTCGCCGCACCGTCACGCTGCAAGACGGCGCCGATGTCACCCGCTTTCGCGCCACCGGGGATCTTGCTCAGATGGTTGGAGGCATCCGCCAGGTCAAAGGCTTGAGCGCCGCTGAGCTTCATGGACGTGCGCCAGCCGACCATCATCTCGGCGACCTCCATGGCCGGTAGCCTGAATGCCGAGGCAGCAACGCCCGCATCACTGGCGAAGCGCAGCAGCTCGAACTGTCGGTCCGAGGCATTGGGCAGATCGCTACCGATTCCGGCCGTGGCCGCCAGGCTTTCGATCCTCACCAGATCAACCGCTTGGGTCCCCCCTGCCGCCACTAGCGGAGCGATGGCGATCCGCTGAGTCGGCTCAGCCATCTCTTCGATCTGGCGAGGAGTAAACCGGGCCGCCTGCTTCAGATCGGCCATGGCCAGATCCATCGCTATCGCCGGTTTCAGCAACTTCGGCGGTTCGATAACGCCACCTGAGCTGCCCTTTGACTGATTGGCCGACTCAGCCTTGGCTGCCGCGCCCATTGCCCGTTGCGCCGAAAGCCTCAAGGTCAATGATTCGATAGCCGTCGTCAGCAGACCGAGCTTGAGCCCAAGTCTTTCCAGCGCCAGGTCGAGGCCCGGCAGCTGATCCCTGGCGGACGGGCCTGTGCTTTGTGCTGACACACCACTCGTGAGGCTGGTATTACCGAACGCCAGCCCACGGTCGTTAAAGGCTGCGTATTTGAGCGAATATCTATCGTCCGCCATCCCGCTCTACTCCTGTTTCACGCCAAGGCGAGCGATCGCGATGTCGTAGCGGCGCAAGGCCTTGCCGGCGTCCCACTCCAGGATTTCCGCTTCACTTACCG